CACGGCGAGCGCGGTTGCATAGATGTATGACGTTAATGTCGGAGATGTGGACCTGATCTTGACGTTGCGCGTCAAATTGATCACTTCCGCCTGGGTTGGCGAAGTGCCGGAATGAAAATAGACCGGACTGATTGCCAGCGACAATGCCGATGAAGTGGCATTGCTGGCGAGGTTCAGCGCTTCCGACTCGGTGACCGTCTTGCTGGTTGATGCAATCGCGATTTCATCGCCACTCAACCATCCGGTATCAGTGTCCACATTTGCCGAAGCGGGCAACGAGGATGCGACGTAGATGCCAGCGTTGGAATAAATGAAATTCTGGGTCGCGTCGCCGGTATAGGAAGTGGTGCCGGCTGCGGAACAGGCGGCGATCATCATGTAGTTAGTGGCGACGCCGGATGAAACCTTGCCGACAATCTGACAGATATAGCCGCCGCCCGATGGCGTGATCGAGCTACTAGTCGCCGTGCCATTGCCAACAGCGGTGCAGGCACCGATGGTACCGAGGTTCAAGTCAATGTCGGCAAAGAAGCCATTGGTCGGCGGTACCGTATTGACGCTTCCTGCGATCAGCCGAACAAATCGATTGTGGGTGCCGCTGCCCCCCTTGAGCCAGACAGTACAGACCACCGTCGTCGCGGTGTTGTTCGTTCCCTGCGCATAGGTAAAGTGTGGTGATGTCGCTACTGTGTCCACGATGGTAGTGCCGCGAACCTCAATGCCGGTCGCGTCGGGCGCCGCGAGCAAGGTTTGGGTGACTGCCGAGGGAGTAAAGCTGCCGAGCGCCATCGGCGGAACGCCAAAATCCGTCGTCAGCTTGCAGGAAACGACGTTCTTGCCGCTGGTGCGCGACAGGCCATAGGCATTGAGCGCCGAATTGTCGTTCGCGATCAGGCCAAAATCGCCGCTCAGTGAGTTTTGCACGAATTCAAGAACAGCGGTCGAGTTGCGCGGAATCGGGGTGCCGCTGCTGCCGATGTTCAACGTGCCATTTGCCCAGACGTTGAGATCGCCATTGATGCGCAGCACATAATTGGTGGCTGCCGCCGTGCCGTAATTCAGCGTTCCCTGACTGCCGATATGGATGCCGCCGCCTGCCGCACTGGTCGAATTCAGGACACCAGAACCGTAAGCCGTCGTCGCGGTCTGATCCATCGTGACCGTGCGCGCCGTCACCGTCGCGGCTGCGGTCCATTCGCCGCAAATATACATATCATCGGTAGCGGCTGGCGTCGCTGTCGCCGTGGTGCGCAACGCGCGGGTCCAATCGGTCGTGGTGGCACTATTGCATTGCAGCGTGAGCGAACCGACGCCGCTGCCGCAAGTCGCCTTCAGCGTCCAGTTGCCGGCAACACCGTCACCGGTCACCGTCGCGCCGAACTTGAAGAATACCGGCGAGGTCGCGCTATCGGCAGATGGCGGCATGTCGCTGAGATTGACCGTGCAACTGGTCTGCAACACGGCTGCCTTGTAGATGCCAACCGTCAGCGTGACGTTAGGTGATGCCACCGCGTTCTTGAGCCATAACAGCACGCCATCGATCACGTCGGCAGCGGTAATCGTGAATGTGCTGGATGTGATGGTGGCATTGTTGGCGCAGGCTACGGTGGTCGCGCTGCGGATCAACGCTGTGGCACCCGCACCGGTCTCCGACAAGGCAAAGGCGGTCGCGCCCGTTATCGATCCGTTGCCGTTGCAAACCAGCGCGCGAGTCATTTACTTGAACACTTTCATCGGTGTGCCATTGAACCAGTAAGTAACACCACCGGTCGGCGCTGCCCCGTTCTTGACGCCCTGGTAGGGCAGCCCATTGAACCAGTTGCCGAGATCATTGGGAACGCTAGTCGATGGCGGTATGACGGGCGGCGGTGCAACCGTCGTGATCGGCACCAGAAAATAGCTGCCCGTGGAAGGATCAAACACCGCCAAAGCCTGACGCGCGACGGTCAGAGAAATCGGCACGGTCGAGAGATCGATACCGATGAAGGTATCGGCGTTTTTAGTGGTGACGCTGACGCCGTTGATCCCACTTACCAGGCGCGGGAATTGCGGTGAGACCTTGAGTTGGATGGTCCGCGTTGTGACCTGGGAAAACGCTATTGTCATATCGAGGGCCAGCCACCAACGAACTTTTGCGGCACCGCGCCGGCAAACGTCGCAACGCCGAAATCCGCCGTCAGGGCATTGCCAGACAGCGCGCCAACAGCCCCGGTGAAAGACACATAGGGGACCATGATTCCGTTAAGCACGGGGATGCCGCCGATATTGCCAGTGGGATTGGCAGCGGCAATGCCATTCCAGCCTGATCCGACCTGTGATCCCTTGACTGGCTTGAACCAGATGTTTCTGACATTGAGATCGACCGCGACGCCGATCACGTCACCGTTGATCATGCTGCCGATATGGCAAAGACTGTCGCTGCCATTGGTGAAAATGCTGCCGGACTGATAGCAGGCAACACCGCTCGCGCCGTTTGCCGTCAAGGCGCTGTAGGCCGTGCCTATCGTTGCAACACCAAAGCTCCAACCGCTGTCGAGATTGGTGGTGACTTGGATTTCGAAATAAAACCGTCCCGCCGACTGAGCGGAAGCGACGGGAATCGTGACGCCCTGGTCGGCAACGTTGCTATTGTTGGTGGCAGTCACGTTGGCGTTTGAAACCGTGACGTTGTGCGCGGTGGTGCTGTCCCATATCGCCGGCACAGCGGACAGATTGGCCGGCACCAGCACGAACTGACTGGTGTTGGTATCGAAGGTCAGGATGAAATGACCGTCTTGCGGGGTATAGGGATCGACCACCCCGAACTGGTTGTAATCGAGCTGCACCATCCAGTTGCCGGCCTGCTTGGTGACATCGAGGCCAGGGCCAGGGCGGACTTGTTCGGGAAATTGCGGGAAAACCTTGACCTTGATGCCGCTCATGCGAATGACGTTGCCGGTGCCAAGAAGTATCGGTTGAGATTGGCGTCATAAACCAGAATGTAGTGGGTCTCCAACGGAGTGTAGGGAAATTGCAGCGCCAGGCCGGAATAGTCCATGCTGATGGTCCAGTTGCCGTTCTGATCCTGCACCTGAATTCCCTTGGTGCCGATCACCCGGCCAGGGAATTTCGGGATGGTGACAAGTCTTAAATCTCTCATTGCGTATCGATTCCCTCAGTGACATTGACCCTGCCGATGATCAGTTGCGCGGTGCGGGTGTCCTGGCTGATGCGGGCGCCGATCTGATAGGCGCCAAACGGCAACGACGCCATTCGGTCAGCGATGAAAAGCCATTGCAAGGTGCCAACATCCGGCAGCGTGATGGTGCCGTCATCGGTCGAGCCGGTCAGCACCACGCCATAACCATAACCGTAAAGCGGTCCCCAATCGTAATAGCCGGGAATGAAGGGACCGGATTGGCGTGATGGCAATCGCGTCACGGTCAGCGTGACCCGGCACAATGAGATATCGATGGCCTCGCCAGTATCCTCATCGGTCAACAGAACGGTTTCGCTCCAATCGGCCCGGTTGGATGCGTCGGGGAAAAAGCCGCCATACATGGCTATGCTACGAGTTTTCCAGGGTTTGCAAATTCATCGTGAAGCTGCGCGCGCAATCTGTTGGCATGCTTCGCAGCCTGACCGAGGCAAATAAAATGTTTGATGACGTGCTCTCCTCCACCAAATCCGACGGATACGCGCCAACGCCATGAATCACGCCACTTCACTCGAAATACGCACTTGATCCCTGTCTTGTTGCGGCTACTAAGGCGCCTGTTTTGATTGTTTTGCGCAGAGGTCGCGAGACGTAGATTGCAGAGGCGATTATCGGCACGATTGCCGTTGATGTGATCGATTTCGCCACTCGGTTCCTCTCCATAATAGAATGCCCAAGCAATCCGATGGACAGAATAAATCTTGCCGCAAAGGCTTACCTGCCGGTAACCGATGTTGTTTGTATAACCTGCCTCCTGTCCCGCCACGCGGTTTCTCCTTGGAACCCGCAAAATCAATCGGCCATTATTTGGGTCAATCGAGAAAACTTCTCGCAAGGTTTTCAGCGGTGGCAAAATGACTTTGATATATCTCATCTTTTTACAACTTAAGGTACACAGTGATCAGCATCGCAGGGCTGACGATATCAAACGCCGTGCTGCCTCCGGTGAAAGTCGTTAAGTTATCGTTAGCGACGCCGGGCACCGAACCAACGGTGAGGCCGGTCGCCGAGGCACCGGTTGTTGACCCCGCAAGACTTACAGCAACAGCGGTGCCGCCGCCTGCTGCTGTATATACTCCGCTCGCCAGGGTATAGGAGTGTGCATGGGTAGGATCATGAGTGTAAACGTTATGCTGGTGCGCCGGCAGGTTTGCGGTGGCAAGCAGGCGTTGCCCGGCACCGGCCTGTGATCCCAGCGTTATGGCGTTGCCCTTGGTGAAGGTGACGCCCGCCAGCAAGCCGACATTGCTGTTGCCCATGTCGGCAAGCCCCATCAGATCGCGGGCGCGACCATCCGGCAAAGCGATTTGCTTGTTGGCGGCCCAATCGGCGGCAGCGTTGGCGCCGCGACCGCCTGGCGTCACCGCAAGCGTCAAATCCACCAGCCATAGAAAATTGAACAAGGCCTGTGCGCTAGGATCGGCCAATTCGGTGGCGCCGGAAACCGCGTTACCGATGGTCTTGCCATTGCAGCGAACAAAGCCGGTGAGGATCGCATTGTCATAGCGGAATTTGATATCGCCGGTTTGCAGGACAGTTGTCGGATCGACTGCGCCGCCGCCACCACCACCGCCACCGGTCGAGGGACCGATCACCTGTAAATTATCGGCAACGAATTTGACGACGCCTAGCTTGTCCTGCAACCGGACCTTGATTTGCCCATCGGCCAAAAAGAATTGCGGCAGGCGCCCGGCACTATCCAACGTGATCGGATTGGGCAGCGCAATCGAAAGCGCCGTGTCCTGAAAGGCGTTTTGCGGCGTGCTTACTGTCCCCGCTTGAATTAGATAAAGCTGACCCCCTGATAATGGGTTTCCAAATTCATCCAGTTGTTGAGTGAGGGAAAGTGGAATTGTCCCGGCCATTATACAACCCTATTGTGTCTCACGACCGCCAAGTACGGTGCCATATACCAACGCACGCGCGAGATTGAGTTCGCGGCTTCCCCCGCGCGGACTTGCTGCAATCTTCTGCAACATATCCGCCGATTTCGGATCGGTAAGAATGTTGGCGAGTTGCGTCATGTTTCTTCCCGTACGCCACTCGTTGAATTTGTCATTGATCGGCTTCAAAACTTCCCATGGCCTGGTCATTGCAGAGACCGCCGTCTTTGCCGCCGTTCCCGGCTGAAACTCCCGCATCGCTTCGATATTGTAAGCCGTCTTCGAACCAACATTCTGCCGGGTACCGGTTGCCTCCATGATATCCAGCAGGCGGTTAAACCCGTTCCAGCGGTCGGCGCCATTCGGCAATGCTTCAACGGCGGCCTGCAAATTGGTGCGTTGTTGCGGATTGCCTGCAACCGCTGCCCTGAATTTGGCGCCACTGGCCTGATTGGGACCGGTCTGCAGATCACGCGCCGCCGAATTGTAGGCTGTTTCCAGATAATTACGGACCAGATCAGACGCTGCTTTTGGGCTTTTGTTGGCAACCGCACCGATAGCTTCCGTGACTTCCGGATGGCTGTCAGCAAGCGGCTCACGGGCAAATACCTTGCCGATCGCCTGCCTGGTTCCAAGGTCCTTGTCGGCCAGTTGGCCTAGCAAACGCTCCCTGAGCGGATTGACATATTTCTGGCTGATATCCTCAAAACGCTGCTGTCCCTTCTGTAAATTAGGACTCGCATTGATCATTCGCGATTGAAGATCGTTCAGCGATTCGAGAATAACCTTTCCTTGTTCTTTGGTAATGGCATCCTGCCCGCTCTGCGGCATGTCCATCTTTTCACGGACATACTTGCGGGCACGATCCAGATTGCCAATATCGGTAATCAGTTGTTCCGGAACGGCAGGCCTGCCGGGAATCGTATCATAGATGGTCCCGGCCGGAGTCTGGCGCGCGACACGCTGAGCAGGCACGGCTGCCTGCGCCGGTCTTTCAACCAGCAGATTGCGGAATTCAGATAGTGGACCGCGAAGAACACCGGTTTTATCGTTGGCAATTGCCTGATCGATATTATCAACGACGGCCTTGATTTCCGGATGAGGCACTACATCTGTTTTCGCCGCTTGATAGTAGGGATCGACGGCCTGGGTTCGTGCTTTCTCCACATCCCGCATCGTAGCTTCGGCCGAACGCCCGACTTCGGGGCCTATGTTGGAAGGCGCCGGCATTGTACCGGGGGATATTTCGCCAGTACCCGCCTTGACCGCTTGTTCTATCTGTTGTGGACGCTGCCCGAAGAACTGCCGCATTTGCGCCGCCGTCTGTGGCGCGGCTTCTAGTTGGCGCATGGTATCCGCAAGCACCGGCTGCCCAGTAACCTGGCTCAGAGCTTCCGGCCAAGTCAGATCGACACCGCGGGCGGTGGCGTCCTGCATTAATTTTCCGGCATCATTGATGTGGGTCGATGTGATGCCGGCCAGTCCCTTTTCGAGGACAGAAGTGCCTGCCAGCTTGCGCGCGGCACCTACGGCACTACTTCCCGCCAACGCACCTCCAAGCTGTGCAATTCCCTCGTAGGGCGTGCCCTCTGCAAGCTTGCGGCCAACTTCGCTGCCAACAGCCGGAACAGCAATCCGCGCCAATCGTGTAAAAAGACCACCTCCACCACCTGCCGCACCAGCGGCCAGTTCCCCGGCGGTTTGTGTCAATTTTTCTGGAAAATCCTTCGGCGTATAGCGCGGCTCGCCGCCGTAGCTTGTCTCGTAAGATTTGCGAAAGTCTTCCGCTGTCGGGTAGTATTTCTCGATAAGATTGGGTTCACGTTGCAACGGCGGAGCGCCAGTTTTCTCGCGATAGATATCCTGTAACTGATGCAAACCTTCAACGGCGGTCCGCGGCGCAGCAAGAGTTCCCATCACCGCGCCGGTGATACCTTCCTCTGCCGAATGATAAAGCCCTTTGATACGGTCCATCACCGAGCGTTGCGGCGGTGCCATCGGACCGAGCTTGGAGGCTATATCGTTGACCGTTTCCTGCTGCTGGTCAGGTGTCAGTTTCAGAAATGAGTCATCCACCGTGACCGAACGGCCATCGTTTAGCGTAATCGACGCCATCAGGGATTGACCTTAAAGCCGACGTTGTTCTTGGCAGTGCCTTCCGAGGTCGGCATGGCAAAACCAGGGACCTTGCTGAAATCAAGCGGATGACTTTCGGCCCATTGGCTCATATGCTCCATGGCGTTGATATCGAGCCTTCCATCATGGGCAGCAGCGTATTTGTTCAATTCTCTTGCGTAGTCTACCTTGCGGTCTTCCATTAGCCGCATGAAGCCGATGATCTTGCGATTGCCTTCCGGTGAATTAGTTGAATTAAAGGTGCTGTCGCGGATAATCTTGGCATCGTTATTGGAAATTTGCGGTCCCAAACCGCTGGCGGTACCGCCCGCATCCATGATCGCCCGGTTCTGCAATTTCTGGAATAGTTCGGTCGGCGACGCCTTGTCGGCATCAACAAGACCCAACTGCACACCCGCCCGCTGTGCCGCCAGGATGAACGGCGTGCCCGTACCACTGACAAAACCCGGCTGGCTCATTGCGCGTTCGGCAACATCCAGCGTCGCTTTGACGGTAGGCACCTTCATTGCGGCCTTGAGAGCATCCGAATGAATTTCGGCGAGAGTTCCACCCATTGCCTCGTCGTATTTTTTCTGACCAGGCAAAATATTAACGTTAGTAGCCTGCGATTTCCGCAAATCCTTTTCCATCGCATACAATTGCGGATCGTCACGCATCGCCTTCAAGGTCGCGATCTTGTCGGTTGGCTTGGCATTATCAAATGCCCGCTTCAATAATTCCTTTGCGACTTCCTTTGATGCGGCGGGAAGATTCGGATCAGCTGCGGCAGCAAGGTATTTCGGAATGTTGTTGGGATCGGTTAACCGGCTTGCCGGTGTTGTTGCCTCTTCTTCCTCCCTGGGGGCCGTGCCCGCAGGAACGCCGGGAATCGGTGCCGCAGCAGGAATGCCAGCGGGAATAGGTGCCGCGACAGCAGCGCCAGATGGGGCGCCGGTTGGGATGCCAGATGGAACAGCAGCCGCAACGCCAGGAATGGCAGAGGCCGGCACACCCTGCGGTGCTCCGGCAGGACTGGGAAACGGGGATGCGGCATCAGTCGGGACAACGGGCGGTATTGGCCGCGGCGTTGCGGCTGCTGCTGGAGGCGCCCCACCTAATCCCTGCACTGCCTGAGTAAACCTGTTTGAAGCCGCCAGTTCCCGCGCCTGTTTCTTCTGTTCTTCCGATAGCCCAAGAAATGCCAACGTCGATCTCAAGTCACCTGTGCCGGCAACTTGAGCCGCTGCCTGCTGATAGCTGATGTTGCCGGACGCCAAATCTTGGCCGAGATTGGCAAGGGCTTGCTGGTTCCGTGCCTCGCGAGCAACATTGCCGAGATTGGCCAGTGGCGAGAAATCAACGCCGCCAGAGAAGGCTGCAGGCATCGGGAACGAGGTCGGATTGATGGCCATGTCTATTGCCCCGTATAAAATCCAATGCCGGGAATACCCCGGCCGATGTCGGAATATCGGGCTGAAAGTTGATTGGCGGCTGGCTTGAGATAGCCGGAGGCAAAGACACGCGCCGCCTCTTCCGGCGTCTTGGCGTTTTGTAGATTCTTCATCACATCGGCATATTGCGCATTACCGATCTCGCCCTTGAGCCGGCCGGCGACAAATCGTGTCTGCTCAAGCGGATCGTGCCAGACACCCGGAACCTCACGATTCCGCAAGTGCGCAGCCATTTGATTGTATTCGTCGCCACCTTCCTGGAACAGACCATGAGCGTAGTGGGCCTCGCCGCTGTAGCGCGGCTGATCGGCAACCCGCGAAGTCGGATCAAAGGCACTTTCCTTGCCGACATTATAGAGAATGCCTGCAATGGCATTGTCGGAGAAGCCTTGCGCCCTCAATTCATTGGTGACCGTTTTAGCGACATCCTGATTGTTGTAGGAAGAACGTGAGACCGTTGACGGTGTATAGGCCGATGCGGCGCTATCGGTAACAGGCGCCGTGCTGTCAGGGGGCGCCTGCGCAAGATTAGCCAGCATTTGGTTTTGCTGGCCCTGCTGTCCGATCTGGCCAAGCCTGGCCAGTGGTCCGAAATCAAAACTGCTGAAGGCCTGCTGATTCGGGAACGGGATCGGTGCGATCGCCATTTCAGAATCCCACACCGTAATCGGCGGCGGTCAGACCGGGAAGCGGATTGGCAGAGCTGCCGCCATAGGCATTTGTAAACGGATTTCCCATTCCATAGGCCGGGTTATTGCCTGCCAGTGTTCCGAGCAGCGATGAGCCGCCGCCGCTTCCGCCGCCGAACAGCGATCCGCCGAACGGATTGCCGCCAAGTCCGAGAGTGGCGAGCGACAAACCGGCACCGAGCAAATTCTTGGCGCCCGCAGCTTCACCGGCTGCCTGCAGATTGTTGGCGCCAACAGTGGTGCCCATGACATTGCCATAGACGCCGGCCTGGTTGGTCCCGTAGTTTTGCGCCAGATTGGCGAGCGCATCGTATTGCTGGGTCTGCCCGGTGGCGGCGGCTCCGGTGACGCTGGCCCCCAAATTGGTGCCTGCCAGCAGATTTTTGACGTAATCCTGATAGGCGTTGCCGGTCACACCGGTCGAAGCCATCAGCGCCGCAATATCAGCGTTGCCACTGGCGCCCATGCCGCCTGCCGCCTCCTGCCGCTGCACCGCCTGTAACGCACTGTCAAGCTGCGCCTTGTAACCGGGAGTTTGCATGAAGTTTTGCTGCGCCGCCGCCACCTGTTCCGGCGTGCCGACGCCGAGCGCAGCCATGTAGTTCGGCGCGCCGCTGGAAAGCGTTTGCCCTAGTTGCGCCAGCGGCGCGTAAGCCGAAACGCCCTGATTGATGGCGCCAGTGCCGGTGTTATAGGCCGAGGTTAGCGCGGTGTTGGCTTGGCCCTGATATTGATTGGCGGCAGCAATGTCCTTTTGCGCCGCTTCCTTTTCGGCGCCACCGCCGAACAGATCGGAAAGGAAACTTGCCATCGGTGCGCCTCACATCAAAACGGCGCCCGCAAAGGCGCCGTGAAGATTTCTGTTCTCACAATTTGCCGTCAGGAAGCATCGCGCCTGAAAGGCGCGACTTTGCCGTCATCGCCATTTGATTTCTGTTGCTGGAATTGCTGGGCCATGGCCGCAATGACCGGGCCAACATCCTTGTAGGGTTGCGTCGCAAGCATATCGACAATCTTGCTCCAAACAGTCTCGTCAAATTCGATTTTGAGGATCATGGCTGCATCTTGTAAAGGTAGGATTTCTGGGTCGGCGACCCAGAATCAAAGGTGAACAGCATCTGCACAATCGCGTCGTGCGCGTTGGTCACATCCTGCTTGGTAATATCCGAGCGAATCTGGTTCGGGTTACCGGCGAAGTACCGATCGATCAGCGTTGGGTCTTGATCAATCTGATCGTTCTGCGTGCGCAGGGTCTGCATCATCTGCACGAAACCTACGATGTTCTGCGAGTAGGTGTTCATGAAAGTAGTCGGGTTACTCATACCAGTTGGACCTTTCTCAGTGTTCCGGCTGCATTATAGCAGAGCCAGGTATTGCCGCCGCTGGTGTCATTGATCAAACCCCAGGTGCCAGATGGCAGATCACCCACGACAGGAGCGCCCGCCTTCTGAAACCCATCAACTGCGATAATCCGAATCGTGCCTGTGCCACCTGCCTGCGAGCCAATGTTGAAAATGTTGCTGTGAGGATTCCAGTCGAGAACGGCGCGTTCATAGTTGGTCGTACCGGCGACACCGTTTTGCATATTGTAGATGTGCAATCCATTTGCCCCGGTGGCATTACCGACCTGGGTATTGGTATTCATCGACCAGACGGCACTGTGAGTGACGTTAAAGTCCAAGTTAAGGTTGAACCCACTTCCATCACTTATGGCGCAGGTGTAGCTGAAAGCCGTCGAAGAGGGACCGGAATATCCGCCAATCCAAACGTTGTAGTTTGAAATACCAGTGACACTCGAACCACTATTGGTGCCGATAAATATATTTTTGTGCGTGCTTGTTCCAGCCGTAGCACCCAAAGAAAAACCAGCTCCAATACCAATAGCAATATTACTGTCAGAGACACCGCCACCATTGCCGATATTGGAGAGGGAGGCAGCACCAATAGCGATTGTGCCCTGTGCCTGGGTTGTATTGCCCATAGTATTATAGCCGATCGCGAAGTTGTCCGAATTGGGACCAACACCGCCATGACCCAATTGACTCAACGCGTAGGTTCCGAGCGCTACGTTATTGTAGTCCGACTGCGTGGACTGCAAAGCAAAGCTGCCGACCCCCACGTTCTGGTACGCGTTCGTTACGCTCGACAAGCAAAAATCACCCGTTCCGAAATTAGCGTACCCAGTCAGGGTCTTGTTGCCAGCATTGCCTTCGAACCAGTTATTGCCACTCGCATTCGGGATCGTGAAAATCGCCGGAACACCATTCAAATTATACGCGCTATTCATTGCTCCGGTATGGCCGACGCCCAGAACGTAGTTGGTATCATCCCAGAAGAAACTGGCGTTGTCCTGACCAAGGTTGCCACCGGCATCGATGAACAGCACCGATCCCGGCGTACCACTGATAACCGCGCCACCGATCGCCATGCCACCACCACCGCCAGCAGGCGTGGCCCAAGTACCGTCACCACGCCAGAAGGTTGTGCTGGAAGCGCCAATAGAGGAATTCAGGTGTGAAATCGCAAGATTGCCGATGATGTCATTGGCAAGATCGACAGCGGAAAATGTCGGAGGGCCACTGGCATTACCATGCAATAACGTCGTCGCGGTGCCAAGCGAGCCAAGAACCTTGATATCGTTGCCACCAGCACCGAGCACGATATCATTCAGCGTCAACGCGCCACCAGTATTGGTAACGGTGCCGCCAGCATGCGTATCGACATACTGCTTTGTCGCCGTCCCCAGCGCAGTGGTTGGATCAGCCGCAAGAATAAGCGGGCCGGTCAATGTGCCACCGGCAAGATCGAGCGCCTTCGACCAGCCGAGATTTTTTCGCCCGTAAGTCGATCCGTCGTTCGGCGCTTCGGGAATACCGCCGCCACCGCCGCCGCCGCCGCCGGCGTTGATCAGGCGTTCGATGGTTTTCAGCTTTTCATACCAGATCGGATCAATCAAATTGTCCCTGGTTTGAATGGCGACGTTCTGGGCCGGTAATGTGACTGTCACCGCAGCACATCCGAAAGCATGTCGGCACCCATGAAAGCAAAGTTGAGACCGGCTGATTCATCGAAGCGCCAGCGCACGCCTTCGATCTGTGCCTGCCCCCAGATCGAGGCCCTGGCGCGTCGGGTGGTGATCGATTGCATGCCCACCGGCACTGCCCTCGGATTGCCCCAGGATTGCCCGCCGTTGCGCGACATCGAGATTTCCACCATGGCATTGGTTTCGTCGGGATCATGGCCCAGCGCGCTTGACACACCTTTGGTCATGTAGAGTTCGATCGAATTGATCCTGACCGAGCGCGGAAACGCGCCGATCGGGCCGGTCTCGATCCGCATTCGCAACGGACTGCCAGCTTCATTGCGCACCCTGCCGTCAAGCTTCAGCAGCGATGCCGTCAAAGTATCGCCGCACAGCCAGTTGCCGAACACATTGATCGGCTGATAGCCGCGCCACCAAGTTTGCAAATAGGATTGCCGTTCATGCCACGACTGCAGGGTGGTGTCGTATTCCCAGCACCATGTCGGAGATTGCACCACCACCATGCCGTGACCGCGAGACACATAGACACCGACTGATATCTTGGTCTTGTCCGGCTCTGCCTCGATTAGAATGTCGAGATCGGGGACCGAGATCGGCGTCGGGGTGTAAGTGGTCAGGGTCGAAACCTTGTTGTCATCGCCAATGAAGAAAATTCCCTTGCCCCAGCCATCCTCGTTGCCGGCAATCGCCGAAGGGCCGGGAATACCGCGCCAGATCGTCGAGATATAGGAGAACGGATAGCCGGTCGAATTGACCGGTGGTCCCCACACTTCGAGGGTGTTGGCGCCAGCCAGCAACAATTGACCATTACCGAGCGGGATCGGTCGATACAGCGCATCCGCCTTGCTTTGCGCAGTAGCAAAATTGATTGAATTGATGTTGGTTGAATTGACATCCGAGGCACGTGTGGTGCCGTCACCATAAGTAAACAGGAAAAATCCACTCATGAACACGACGCTATCCGGAGAGCCGACAACACCGCCCGGATAGTTGGCAACCCCGGTGCCGCTGACGACAACAAAGGCGCCAAGCCCCGGCGAAACAATGACGACATCCGGCGGCGTATTCTGGTTGGCAGCACACCAGCAGAATTGCGTGCCGGGAATACTCCCGGTTTGGGCTGTGCCTGCACCGCCGGATGAAGTCCAGGTATAAACCGTGGTGCCAAACACGCCATAGAACAGGCCAGCCGCGAATACGCCACCGCGATAGGTGCCGCTGGGCACAGTCCCCCATACCGAAAGTCCCGGCACCCGCCAATAGGCGTTGGGCTTGCCGGCGCTTTGTGCCAAAGGCTCAGGATAGCAATTGATCAGCCTGCCGCCCGCAACCTGCGGCGCCTGGCCCGGCGTGGTCAGCATCGGAAAGGGATGTCGGTAATTTGCCTACCTCCTCAAATTAGAAATAATAGGCCACAAGCGGTTCATAGGTCGGCGTCTGCGCCACCAGATAACGCAGGCGCCGTTCCAGCGGTTCAACCATGCTGCCGTAATCAAGCGGCACGTTGGAAAACGCCGACGACGCCCGTGCTGCCGTCAACGAGGCGATGCATTCATAGGCAAAATCAGGAATTTGATCGCGGTCGCCGATGTAAAGGATTTTCTGGGTTTCGGCCAGCGTGGCATCGAGTGCGTCGGAAATGGTGTCGTGCTCGACCGCTCCCAGGCTTTCGCCAGGCACCCACTTGCCGAGGTCCGACGCTGCCTTGTTGATGACCTGTTCTGAGGTGTAGGTGGTCGGCATTTACCCCTCCAAAAACAAAGAGCTGGGTATCGCAAACGCGAACCTGGGTATCGCAAACGCGAACCTGGGATTACCGGCTCTTGGCTTCGTGCTTGGCTTCATGCTTTTCGTCGGGATGCGGCTTGGCCGAATCAACGTCGGTCGGCTTGCTGCATTCAAAAAATCGATTGCGCTGCAACCGTTTCAGAATCGGTTCCTCCACTTCGACTTCTTCGGCCTTGCCGTCATAAAAGGTATGACCGAAGATTTCGACCATTTTGCTGTCGCCCTTCGGCGCGTGATAGGTCACAGAGAGCTTTTTCAACGGAACCTCCGATAGGTGAGTATTCTTTACGCTTTGTTTCATATGGAACAATTGCTTATGGATCGGCGATGAAGCCCTCCAGGTAGAAATTGGTGATGGCGCCCGCCACCGCCGTGGTCGGCGCCGCCGTGACCGTCATCAGGATTTCGGTGTCGGTGCTGTATTTGAAGTAAGCCGCGCCAGCCGCCAATGCACTGACCGTGCCACCGGGCGACCTTCCAACCGTCGAGTTCGCCACCAGCCGCGCCGGGGTAGCCGAATCGCCGATCGAGAACGTCATTGCCGCGCCGCTGTCCAGCGTCGGGATGGTGGCGTTGATGCCGGTGACGGTAAAGCCTCTCGGCACGAAGCCGAGCGAGACCACGTTGTTCAGGGTCAGGTCCGTGGTGACGACGGAAAGCGAGGCCGAGCCGAACACTTTACGGGTGCGAGCGAAGCCTTGTGAACCAGCCAACGGCTGGCTCCACAATTTGCGAGGTGCCATTGTTGTGATCCCTATGGTTAAAGGACGGTTGGGTTGAGGAAAAAACAAAAAGGCCCGGCTTGCGCCGGGCCGTCTGACTTAGCTGGGTTGCCCACCGGGAGGTGCGGCGACGAAACCTGTCACCATGCCCCAGTCAACGAGATCGCCGGCAGTAGCGCCAACCACCGTCTGCGGTGCCTTGGCGATCTTGCCGACGCCATACTGCACTTCAATGCCGAGACCGGTGACAAACTCATAATCACCGTCCTCCAATGAAGTCGGGCGCGGCATCTGGCCCATCGCGTAAGCGAGTGCCGCCTGACCGCAGAGAAAGAACGGTTCGACATCGACGCTTGCAACACCGGCACCCTTGTAGATCAGCCGCGAGGTAATTTCGGGGATGTTCTTGTAGAGAATACCGTCATAGAGCAAGGCGCCGCCGGTGAAGATCGGATTCGATTTGGTTGCATTGGTCTCACGGGCACGGGCGTCGCGGTTGGCCTGGTACATGGTCGGATCGGCCTGCAACGAAGCAAAGGCACGATCGCCGAGGAAACACACATACATTTCCTCGTCCAGTTCCTCCATTTCCCATGGCGTGATCTTCGGCCTGCCGTTGTAGTTGCCGGGAATGTTGGGATCATACCCGGTTTGCTTGGCCTGCATTTTACACAGCGAGCCGATCGCCGCCGACATCTGGTCATCGGTGGCGTCGAGAGTGGCAATCGCGGTTGCGAATGTGGTGGAATAGTTCGCCAGCGTGTTGCCGAACACCACACGATCGGAATTCGCGGTGACCCAGGAGTTTTGCTGTGCCGTGGTCGAGAGGCTCCACTTCACGCCATTGACGCGATTGCCGGGCGCGGTGAAGCGGTTGGGCTGGATCGAGGCGGTCGGGATCGCCAGCAGACCATCAACCAGATCGTCGCGGATGATGCGGCGCGACCAGCCGCGCAACAGATTGCGCGCGGTGGAGCGAACATCGAACGAACTTTCCTTGTTGACGGCGCGGGTATTGGCGACGGCGTTTCTTCCCCAGTCCGCCCAGATCGGAAAGCCGTAGCTGTCCAGTTGTTCCTCACTGCCTCTTAGCGTACCGACACCGACACCCAGCCCGGTCATTTGATTGACCAGCGGCACGTTGATTTCCTTGCCGTTGGCTTCAAGGTCGGCCATCCGAACGATCACCGAGGTTGAGGTGTCGCCCATGAAGGGATCGAAACGACTACGCCTTAGAAAGTCCGAAATAACCTGCCTTCTGAATTTGATGAGTTCATTGTTGACATGATTACTGGTGAACATGGCCGTACACCTCTACGGGTGCGCGGCGCAGGTATTTGCAACAGCAAAACCCTAAGAGCGCCGCTTGGCTGATACGGCTGCCCGAAACAAAGCTTCGTCTGAGGCTTCGGTGATACCCTCATCCCCGCCCGCCGCTCCGATATCGGATAGCGATGGCAACGTGGGGACTTTCGATTGTGTGACCGGCGCGCGATTGATCATTGATCCGCTCGCCGCCGCCTGACCCTTGAGAGCCTCAAGCGCCTGTTTGAGAAAATCAGGGTTCTTGAGCGCTTCCTGCAACGTGCGCTGATTGTACTGTTCGAGATCGCCGCCAATGGTGTTGAGGGTTTCCCGTTCGACAAACCATCGGGTAATGAGGCCGTAGGGATCGGGGTGCCTCAATGCGGCTTCGTGCAGAGCTTTGGCGTTCGGATCGCCTGCCCATAGACCTTGCTGCAAGGCAGAGCGTGCCGCGTCGACTCGCTCCGGGCCGTAATGGCTTGCCGCGTATTGAGCACTTGCGTTCTCTCGCGTCAGTTGCAATTCGGCACGGATTTCGTTGAGTAGCGGCGAAACCTCCTGTTGCACAAAGGCAGAGGGGTTATCGAACACATCGAGCTTCTGTTGCGGTTGCGGTTTCGGCTGCACCTCAAAGGCGGCCAGCCGTGCCCGCAATTCATCCCGCTCCCGTTCCAATCGCCGCCTTGCTTCGCTTTCCTCGCGAAGTCGCGCCGAAGGAACCGGTGCCTCAACCTCCGGCTTCGGTTCGGTTTCCTGCTTTACTTCCGGCTTGGCATCCGGCCTGATTTCAGGATTTTCGAACCGATCCAGCGTTGGCGCGTCCAGCGCTTCTCGAAACAATGATACATCAGGTGCTTGACCTTGGGTGGTGTCACTCAATTGAAGTCTCCCCGGCATTGTCGTGAGCCGGCGACGTGGCCGCGATTTCGCTTACGGCGGGCGTGGCTGATCGATCCCCGGTCAACAGGGGCACATCGTTTCGGGATGTGAGGCGTGGTGCAGCGATTTCGTTCGCTGCCGACGATTACTTGCGATTACTTTTCAGTAGTCGGATTGAAATTTTCGTAGTCGCGAAACTGATTCCAGTCCGGCAAAACCTTGTTGGTGGTCGGGCCTACATTGGGATGCTTGTGACCGAATTGCTCAACGGTCGGCGGCCCCTCAGCGGGTTTTGCTGGCGCGTCGGGCTTTTTCTCATTGGTCATGGCATTACTCCTGCCCCGGGATGGTCGGCATTCTCGGCACCCGGCTTTGCTGCGCTACGCCGGGCACAGTGGCGCGGTTTAAGTGTTGGTGCGCGGAATCGGTCAAGCGATCGGCGCTGCGATGGAAGTGATCCATGGCGCGGTCGATATTTTGATGCTGGCTGTCGGCAACCCGGTCGGCGCTGCGCTGGGCGTGCTCGCCCAACAACTGCAAGGGAGACAACAGCGCCTTGTGATACATGGTTTGCGCCGCAGCTCTTTTGTGCATGGCGGTGGCGTTGGTCTCGTTGATATCGGCGACCTGTTGCGCGGTCTGTAGCGGGGTTTGCGGCGGTGTCGGCATGCCTTGGGTTCGGGCCTTCGCCATGTTGAGCATGCTGCCGCTCTGGATTTTGCCGACTTCGGCTTGTTTCTTCTGGATATCGGCGGCCTTGTCCTGCATCACCAGTTCTTGCGCCTGTTGCTTGGCTGGGTCGGGCTGAGAAACCATGGCTTGCAGTTTCTTTTTCTCCGACAGCGGCAGCGAGGAAGCTTCGATGATCGCAGCCGGTGGCACCGGCACATTGTTCTGACTGAGCGCCATCAATAGGTCGAAGATATCGCCCATTACGGTCTCGTTGTCGGCGCCTTCGTCAATCTTGATTTCCACGTCGATATTGCCGAGCATGTTGACCAGCATCGGCAGTCCGAATTCGTTGAGTTGCACGCCATTGATCTGCATGAAGATCGCCTGTAGGGTCTGCGGATCGGTGGCAACCCGCAGCATGCGGTCGGCAGTCCAGAATTTTTGCGCCGCCAGCCAACAGGCGCGGTAGCGTTCCAGTTTCCACATCCGGAAATTTTTCAAAAACGGTCCCAATTCCGCCAGCCCGGCCTGTTGCAGCATATTGGCGGCGCGGCCACTGACGTTCTGGCCGAATTGCTGGATCAATTGCTGATTGGGACCGAAGCCGTCGATTTCAGTCTTGGCGTCGGTGTAATAATTGGTCTGTTGAATGAATTCCTGATCCGGCTGGATCACGTCGAGGTCTTTCTGATCGCCGCGATAGACCAGCACGCCATCGGGCCGCGCCGCTTCCCTGCGGGTGACTTCGACATCATCCACCGCACCCTCTTTCAACCGGATTTGGCGCGTGTTCATGATGTGCATCGCCTTGGAGCGATGCTGGTTGATGGCGTCCTGCGGGCCGCGCAGCCTGCGGATCAAGCCGTAATGATCGCCGTGAATGTCGATATAGGCGGCAAAGGCCTGGAATTTCGAGATCGATTGCCCGCGCTCGTTGACGAACGGACTATCGCCGCTCAAGAGTTCAACGACACCCGTGTGCAGGCACCATTTCCAGATTTGGCCTTCCTTGTACCAGTGATCGACCAGTCGAACGCGGTGATAGATATCAATCCACATCGGTTCTCTGTCGCTATCGAACGCGGTCCAGTAGCCGCCGTCGTTGTTGATCGACTGCCGAATCATGTCCTGGGTTTCGGGGAACGCGCTTTCCAGTTCGTCGGCGTCGGCCCATTTATAGACGCCGTGAAACCGCGTATCGTGGAAATCGTTCTTGGTCGAGCGCGGATCATAGAACCAGGTGCGGGGATCGACATAGGCAAAGGCCAGATCGGGGTCTTGCTTGTCGCCCTTTCTCAACACCAGTTCGGAAACCCCGATGCCGTGGATCAGAGCATCGCGACAACACTCCACTTCAAGGTCTTCAGCCATGGAAGCGTCGCAAATACTACGAATGACTTGCGTAGCCACTTCTGCACCTTGCTCTCCATTGGGTGTGTTGGGGTAGGCTTTGGGATCGGTTCTCAATCGCCGGATGGTGCCCGAGAGAGAATCGATCTTTCGCCCCGTGCGATCGAAAGTGATGGCGGGCTGTTGCCGCCGTCTTAAAATCCGCAATTGCTCCATGGTCCACTGATCGACGTGATAGTAACGCCAAGAGAGGCGTTGTTCATCGATCTCGCGGCCCTTGGCGTAGGCGTAATTTTCGAAGGCGCGTCGGCGCTTGACGATGGAAGGATAGGGGTTGCCGTTGTTGTCATAACCCAGCGGTGAGGTCGAGCCATCGCTGTACTGACCGAGGTTACCGGTGTCATCGAGGCTGATCATTTATTGAATCACTTTTGGATATATATTGATCCGATAGAGCAACCGTGCATTCCGGTTTTCAGTGAGATGCCTTTCATGTTTCTGTCGCACATTGCGATCGGCGGGACATGATCCATAGTCCGTTGGGCTGGTATAGCTCATTCCATATACTGATGGCTCGAAGTATGCCGTTACGAAAATCGGTTGCTGCAAAGTCTTGCGATTTCCGTGAAAGATCGTCTTCATAGCGTCATGGCATCAACGAGCTTGGGTTTCTTTTCCCGATAGCCGTCGTCGGGCAACTGCGGAATCGCATTCTTTTTCAACTTCGCTACCACCATGATATCGAGTAACTGACCAACCAGCCCGAGCGCGTCCACTTGATCATCATGCTTGGAAGCCGGGAAATTGAGAATCTCGGCGAGAAAATCACTGACCCAGTTGGCGTGCTTGGGATAATACAGGCCATCGAGTGCCATGCGGCCCTGCATACTGCGTGCCCGCACCGCCTTGTCGCCACGGGAGGAGAACGGGCGGCGGTTGACGTAAGCCCTTCGCTGCCGCATCCGCTTTTCAAGAAAAGGACCCACACCGCTCTTGATCTGGCCGGGTTCTTCCGCCCATTCCAACGGATGATATTTCAGAACCAGATCACAGAACGCATCGACCCAGACATCGCTCGTCGCCTGCCGGCGCCACACGTCGAGCAAATACATATTGTTGAGGTGATCGACGCCGACCACGGCATGCACGGTGTAGTCGCCGCCGTCCTTGGTCACTGCATAGTCGGAAGCGCCGTACACTCTCAAGCTGGAAGGGTGCGGAATGATGTCCCTTGGCTTCAGCCATTCTTCCCTAAAGAAGTCGCCTTCATCCGGTGTCGGCGTTTGTTGATATAGCGCGGACCACACGCGAGGTGGAGTCGTCTCACGAAGGCCAAGTAACTGCTGCCCGTAGCCATAATCATCATCTGTCCAGAGCGGTTCATCCAGGTCACGTCCCAGGGGATCGTTCGCTTTCGCGAGAGCAGGAAGCTCGATTGTCTCCCACGGTTCATGATTGAGCACCCTTCCAGCCAGATCGTCCTCATGCCAGCGTGTGTTATGGCTGCAATACCCGTTAGAGATGAAATTCTCGGTTCGCGAAATTTGGATATCAAATACATCTTCAACGCCGGCTGGAACGACCTCAACAACTTCATCACTCGTAATGTTCAAGGTATGCAATGACATTCCGGAAATAATCGACTGTCTTGTGCTTGGTGCCACGGCCAACGGAGATATTGCATTCGTGACAAAGTAATCCCCTGACTGCTCCTGTAGCGTAGCAATGATCGACGAACAGCTTTCCCTGCCATGGTCTGTAGCCTGTTGTTGCCGGTGGGCAGGCACAGATGGCACAAACTCCATTCTGTCGATCAAATATGACATCGTAATCATTCTGAGTGATGCCGTAACGATGTTTGAGATGCGCCTGACGGCCTGATTTGTAGTTGACCGAAGGCGCGCGAATACCCCGCTCCCAACGATCCTTGTTGTAGTGCGACATGCAGAAGCCGCCGCACTTGGCCGGTCGCTTGCATCCTTCTCCCTTACAGATCGTTCCGCGCCACTTGCCCCAGTGACCTTGAGGAGCCGGGCGCCCTTTTTCAGCGTATCCGTTCGCTGCCATTCCTGTACTCCGTCAATCTCCACGAGGAAGGGATGCCTCGCATTCGCTTTGACGGTAGTTCCAGATTTCGTCCTAATTGTGAATATGCTATCAGGACCTTGATTGGTCCAATTCAAAATAGTCTCTGCGACGATTTCTCTTGTATTGCGATCGTAAGAAGCAACTCGATCGCCGCGCCTGATATTGCGCAGCTCTTTCTCAGTTCCATCTGCCATCAGGACGCGCGTATCTCCCGTCAGGCACTGAATCAACACCTGCCGCGCGCCAGGGACCAGACGAGGCCTAAAGTCATTGAGATACCAATCCCATAGACGATCGCGAACCAGAAGCGAATCGGCGTCCTGCCTGGACCGAATGGGGTCATCGATCAAGCCATACAAGGCCCTGAAGCCGGCGATGCCGACATTGGCGCCGGCTGCGTAGTATTCACCACCGCTTTGCAGTGACCAGCGATTGGCAGCCTGGTTGTCATCGCTCAACTTGATTTCCAACAGAAGATCGTTGTCGGCAATGATATTCCTGACCCTGCGGCCCCAGCGTTCCGCCAGTTCCGTGGTGTGCGAAGCGGCGAGGATCAGCGCTTTGGGGTCTTGCGCCAATAACCACGGCGGAAACAATACCGAGGTATAAGTCGATTTCGCCGAGCCGGGCGGCATGAACAGAGCGAGGCGAAGGATATCGCCGCGCGCTACGGCTTCTAGCTTGTCAATGATCAAGCGATGATGCCGAGCCGGCTTGTACCCGTTGAACTCGCACCAGAACGACAGCGACGACAGGATTTGCTCGCGCAACAGCAATTCTTGCGCGCAACCCTGCCGCCAATCGATGGTCATGTTTCCCGCTTGACCAGTTCGAAATATTCGTCATAGCGCTGTTTCAGCAATTCCACCGCGCGGTCCGGGTGAATGCCGTTCTCATCACAGAGTTCGACAAAAATCCCCGAAACAATGGTGATCGCCAACGCCACGGGAACGCGGTCGAGCGCGGCGTGGATGACGTCGATAATGGTCATTTCCTGATCAGTGGCCATAGAGACCCTTAATACGGCATCAATGACTGTAGACACTTTTAATCCTGATCCGCTCCGCTGGCGTCGGCTTCCTGACGTGCCAGCCCCATTTATAAGAAGTGCGATAGGCCAACACGCCGACACCACCACACGGGCAGAACAGGTAATCGCCGCGATGCGGGCTTTGATCGCCGGGCGAGCGAACCTTGGCGATATACCGTTTACAGAACGGGCAATTCAGATTGTATTCGCTGATATCATTTTCGAGCATGCGGTGATCTCAAGCCGTGCCCGTGGGCTTCTGACTGCACGGTGTCGCGTTACTGACCGATCCCACTTCTGGCAAGTCCTTGCACCGCACCTTGGACTTGCAGCGCCTTTTTAGCGTGCGGGGGCGTGAACCAAAAATGGTATCGCAACGGCGAACCATGGTATCGCAACGGCGAACCATGGTATCGCAACGGCGAACCAGAGTTGCCCGCGTCAAAGAGGGCGGCCCAAGGTATTTGCAAGGGCAAAACCTGATGACGCGGGCTATCCCCGTGGTTGGTGCGGTACGGCATCGCAATTGCGAGCCGGAGGACCACGGGAATGTCGGGTACCGACCACCCTGGGGGCAGGTTGTCCGGCACGCGAAAACCCTATGCCGTAATGATTACGCCGCCAAGAGGGTTGGCGAAATGGATTGGGGATAGGGGTGGATAAATCCAAAAGCCCAATCAGATCATCATTTTTGCTTCGCGGCCTTGATCTGAGTGTCAATCCAATCCCGCGCCTGACCGTAATTGCTGGCATAACCAACGATGATGCGATCAGGCAGTGAGCGAATAATAATACCGGGATCGTTCGGCCCCGGCATCATGGAATAACCCTGGTAAATCTGATCCATCATTGGCTCCATCATTGGCCTCCCTGCTGCCGGCGATACCAAGTGCGTCGCGATACGCCCGCTTGCTTCCACGGTGGATCACCCTCGCGTTTGGGGCGGCCACGTCCTTTCTGATCAACACCGTCGCGGAGCGATTGCAGGCGTGAAGGCTTCGCAGCCATTTTACCCAACCATTCGGAACGAGACTGCACGCGAGCAGCGCGCGCCTCACGCAACGCCTTCACCTGAAGTTCTTTCGGCCCTAATTGTTGTGCCATGATTTAAGTGCCAATTTCAGTGCCAAGGCGAAGTTTTATAGGAAGCGGCAGTCTTACGTGGCTTCGCTTTGCTACGCACACTGCTGCCGCCCTCAATGCCCCCGAACTTTCCGGGGATGGCGAAAATGTGGGGGGGTATGTAAAAATAAGCATGCTTCGGCCAAGGATTTTTCCCCTCCCCCGCCTGGTCAAGCCTTTGATTTACCTGGATATTCCTACAATCGACGAGCTAGACTGCAACATGCTGACGTTCGTTGACGTGTCGCAACTATTCGACGCGCGTTGCCGTACCATCAATGATGACGCCGACATCACTAGGTGACGCACCGCCCGCAATTGCCTCTAGCTGCGCTCTTGTGAGCGTTCGAGGGCTAATCGCGTGCGTATGTTCAGTGTGGCGAACGTCGCGCCATTCGTCGGGCGCTGCATTCTTCAAAGCGAAGATCGATGCCGTGGTTTCGGCGCCTTTGCGGCTTCTGCCGAGCTTCAATTCCCACCAAAGCACGCGAGCTGCACGCGCACGAGAGCACGCTTCGGAGAATTCGCCATGGCATTTCCTCCACTCATAAACCGTATCGACGGCAACGCCAATTACACCCGCGAATGCCGGAAGGCTTATCCCGAGATCACGCGCCTTCTCGATTACCAGATCACAGTATTCCGGGCGATATAGACTGGGCTGCCCGCGCAAGCGCGGATCGCGCAAATGCGCTGGAACCGTGGTCTGCTTAAAGGGTGCCATTCAACTGCTCTCGCGCTGCGCTGAGGGTAAAGTTGGCTGCCAATAAGGGAAACACGCGGCGGGTTCCGAAGGTGCGCACCAGCTGGTGCCATTCAGCTGGCAATTGTTGCAATAGAAATCCCCTGGTTTGCCGAGACAACCGCCAGTCCCAGGGCGCCTTGCGCAAGGCATCCCGGATCGCCGTAACCATTAGCTCGGAGTTATCCACAGAATTTATTTGCATCGGAGTAGTCTTTAGGGATTGACACACTAGGAAATGACGCCCTATATTGCTCGTCCAATCAAGCACCGAGGGGAAATCACAATGGCGAACTACAAGACAGGTGCCGAACGATACAACGACCGCATGAGCAAAATTTGGGAAACAGCTAGGAAGATCGAACGCGAGCGCCTTGCAAGAGGCGAAGCGCCGAACCCCAGCCTGACCAACACGATGGATTGGTTCGTTGCAGAATGGGAACGGACACAAGGCTATAAGCCTGCCGCATTTCAGAAAGCAATCGCGTTGCAGCGAATTCAACGCGGCCAATCCATCCGGGAGATTATCGAATCTCTGGTGAGCCAACGAATTTAGTTCCCAACAACATCGCCTTATGCCCGGCTCCGAAAGGATACCGGGCTTAGGGCAGTAGAGGCGTTATCCCAGCGCTTCGCTTAAGGGGAAACCAAATGACCGAGCAGCAAATTGAAAACCGCGTTGAACGCATGTTTGACGATCTCGACCGCCGTTACATGAACTCAAATTCCATGACTGCAGACGAATACAAACGCCAGAGCAAGGCAATCGACCGCTGGGCGGATGAACAGTACCGCAAGCGTTATCCGCAATGGTGATCGATTTTACTCTATCGCTGGCGCTTGCATTCGCCGGCGCTTTCGTCATCGCAACCATGATCTAAGGGGAAACCAAAATGTGGAAAGTTACCGGACTTCTTTCTGATAAATCTCGCCAGCTTTCAAAAGTCTATGGTCCGATGCCGGTCAAACATTGGGTAAAGGACGGAAAACGTCATCGCGTTAGCTCCAAGCCAACCAACGGTCTCAAGAAAATCGCTCGTGACAAGTCCGAGGATAGCCGTTTGGCCGTTGAATATGCCATCTGGCTTGCAGCGCGAGACGGAATCGCGCTGCCCGCGGGAACTTATGGCAGAGCCGAGTTCGTTTATGTTGACGCCGTGAAGCAACTGCGCCCGTGCTTCGTTCGGTTCGGATCAGTCACCATTGAGTTGCCCAATTATGATTGGGTTCCTACCGATCCGGTTTGCGTAATCGTCGAGGACGAAGCTTTGCCGCTCGCTGCCTAAATCAACCAAAATCGCTTTATGCCGGGCGGTCGAAAGACCTACCCGGCATAGGGCATTGAGGGGTGGCATTCCGCCGCTTCCATTAAGGGGAAACCAACATGAACCATCATTATTCAAATCCGCGATTGCAAGCCGTTATCGCCGATTGGCCGAGCGGCTCAAAGCGCGTGGAAGCACGTTTTTGGATCGAACAGACGCCAAAGGGCGAACGTGCTGTGCGGCAGACCAATGGCGCGGCAAAAAAACTAACCTATGCCCGCAAGATGCGGATTGTGGACGGCGATGATGGCCGCACTTATATCGCTGCGCTCACGACATACGGCCATATCACCATTCATCGCGGCGATATGAAATTCAACGAAGAATCGGTGTTCGAGCGCGATCCGGCCTATGCCGAGTTACGCGCCCTCTTTGATATGGAGGGCTAAAGCTATGGCAACTTTCACTCAAAGCCAGATCGATGCCCTTCGAACCGAATATTCCAGGATCAACAGCATCGATCCTTGCGGCGAAGCTTACCCGAAGATGATCAAGCTATTGAACGCCCTTAACCAAGAAAATCTGAAAAAACTTGCCGCGGCCAATATCAAATTCGTTTCCAGGTTGGCAGCCAATCGCGTTATCCGCGCCGCGAACGATGTCTAATTTCGCCACGTTGATCTAAGGGAAAGCCCGGTTTCGTGCCGGGCTTTTTCTTTCTCCGATTTTTCTCTTGAAAATATCTGAGGCATATTGACCGCTAGGAAACCATTGCCTACATTGATTAGACCAACCAAGGGGAAACCACATGACACTTGAAGAAATCAAAGCTGCTGTTGACGCCGGCCTAAACGTCTATTGGTCGAATGTTGGCTATCGCGTCATCAAGGACCGCTTAGGCCGCTACCTGATCGGTTACGACATTGATGGGCCGCACGAAAATTACATCGGCCTGACGCATCAAGATGGCATTACTCTTAATGGCAAGCCGGAAGAGTTCTTCGGCGCTAAAGCAATTAAGGGGAAACCATGAAACCTGCCATAACCTACATCCGCGTTTCGACGCAACGCCAAGGCAAGTCCGGGCTTGGGCTGGAAGCGCAACGCGCGGCAATTGTCCGTTTCTGCGAGGCGGAAAATTTCCACCTGGCTTCGGAATTTATCGAAGTGGAAACCGGCAAAGGCGCTGACGCTCTGGATCGTCGCCCACAATTGGCCGCCGCGCTGGCGGCTGCCAAGAAAGCTGCCTGTCCAGTCATCGTTGCCAAGCTTGACCGGCTTTCGCGTGATGTTGCTTTCATCGCCGGCCTGATGGCGCAACGGGTGCCATTCATCGTCACCGAATTGGGCGCCAATGCCGACCCGTTCATGTTGCATATCTATGCCGCGCTCGCCGAACAAGAGCGGCGCATGATCTCGGCGCGCACCAGAGCGGCGCTGTCAGCAGCAAAGGCGCGTGGCGTCCAATTGGGTAACGCGGAACAAGCCCGATTGAACGCCAGCACCGCGCTTGCCTTTGCCGAATCGTTGCGGGGCGAAATAACTCCGATCGTCAATTTATCGTCGCGGCGGATCGCGGCTCATCTCAATTCACGCGGCATCAAAACCAGCGGGGGCAAGGCGTGGCAATCCGCCACCGTGTTGCGACTGATCAGCCGACTAAGGGAGTCAACATGAAACAAAAACAAATGACCGGCGCGCAAATGCAAACCGCACTGGACAAGATCGGCTTTAACCAGGTCGGCTTTGCCAAAACCATTGCAGTCAATGACCGCACTGTGCGGCTCTGGATTGCCGGAAAATGGCCGGTGCCGCGCGTGGTGGCGATGCTGCTTAATCTAATGATTAAGACACAATCCACAGCAGCGGATTTGAAGCCTTGACGTAATTATTACGAATAGGCTAAGGCTTGGGATGCGGCAATTTCGCCGCTATTTCCAAAAGGGGAAACCTGATGCAAAAATTGTTCTTTGCCCTTGCTGCGCTGGCTTTGCTGGCAACCGCCATTCCGGCCAAGGCTGGTAACTGTACCACTAATTGCCAGCGCACTTTTAACGGTGGGCAAACCTGTAATACGCAATGCTGGTAAGACCTTGAAAAAGGCGGTCCCGCTCCAAGGACCGCCAGTCAAGGGAGAATGAACGCCAACAAGAGAAAAGCCCCGGCTGTGAAGGTCGGGGCTTTTCCGTCTCTGACAGCATCACTCCGCAAGGGGCGGCAGTAAGGGGAAACCAAACAACTGCTCTTTCGGGGCGCGCGTCAAAAGACTACGCCAAACATCGTCCTTTTTGCCCCGATGTCAATTGCCTTTGGCGATCTCGGACCAGAATTGCCCCAGCCGATAGCCGGCGTCGCTCAGAATTTCGATCGCCTTGGCTTTGCCGTGCCAGCGCGACCGGTACCCAAGGATTCCGCCAACCACCGCCAGCGGCGTGTCGAAACACGCGACGTGATCGGCGACCAGGGCCGGGCGGGTTCCAATTCGGTCACGGGCGGCATGGTAGAGCCTGCGGTGATCGGCCTGGGCTTCCGACTTGGCCAACCCGCTCATCGATCCCGGATCGAACGCCAATATCCGGTTCAAATCCACCGATCCCAGATGGCCCTGCAAGCCGCCAGCGAGCCAGTGCAAGCGATATTTTGAAAGGGCTGAATATTCTTCCGCGGAAATGTTTTTACGCACCCAGGCGCGCCCCAGCGCGTCATCAAGCATCGTAATTTTACGGGAAGATTTTGAGCGACCAACAATGGAGAAATAGGTTCCAGCGTGCTTCAAGCGTTCACTGGTTGGTCCTGCATTATCGTCCATGCCTTGGCCTGCAAAGCAAAGCCTAGCCGCACGCTGCCCAGCATGGGCCTGCCGCAGTCCTAACTATTACTCCAGCTGCTCACTGTTCGCAATCCCTCGCGCGCGCGTAACCACTGAACCATGAACAGTTCCATCCGGGGAGGGAAAGCAAGAAAAGGGCTTTGCAATAGAAGAAAGGGAAAAGGAAGCGATGGGAGGGAGGGAAGCGAAGCGCGCTTCAGATAGCGCCGTAGCGAGCGAACCGACCGAACCATCGCGTGGAGGGAAAGAAAGAATGCGCGCGCGCGAGCGATGATCTGCCTAATAAATATGAGATCAAGCAGCACGGTTGTTCAAACCCCGCTATCCACAGGTTGGAGTAATCAGTACTCCAACCCACAGGAATACCGATACTTGATTTGTCCCAAAGTAAGTATTGCTGACCAAGACAGGAATATTGACTTAATTTTCAAGCCGCAGGGTGAGGTCATCAGCAGCAAGCGAGAAATTCGCCAGCGTCCCGATATCGTGCAACTCGTCGTTGGGGACAAAAAACGAATAGCGTTCGGGACGCACCGATGTCCACCATTCCTCGCGCTTGCCTTCGCGCCCAAGCAACCATCCCACAAGTGTCACCTTGCTCTGATTGACGCGCGCCAGGATGTACGGCGCGTTGTCATGATCTTCGGGATGCAGGATCAGGCGACCATCCGGCCATTCGGTCGAGCGAACTTCATAGATCGGGTTGACATCCGGCGCGCTGTAATCGCCAACGGAGCCGCACCAAAAATGATCCAAGTGCTTGGCAACAGCCATTTCAGCCAAGCATGAAATCACTTCCGATTGCCAAACATGATTGTAATCGTCCTCATAGCCATAGCGACGCGCGGTGCCGAGCCTGAGATTTGAAATGCGCCGCATGGTTGCGATCTGCGTTGCGACGCAAATCTCCGACCATGTAAGCGTGACAGTGATCATGATTCGCGATCGACAACCTGAATGAAGCTATATTTCGGAATTTTTGCGGTTCGTTTGCCAGGTTCGAGAATGCTGCGGCGGATCGTTAGGGTTTTTTGCCGCAAACCGTCAACGATCGCTTGCGGATTGCTATTCACTTGCATCAATTCGACGGCATGATCTGAGCCGTGTTCGGTGACAAGAATGCTAAAACGCGCCATTGCCTTGCCTCACCTTGGTTCGCGCTGCCCCGCCTAGCCTCGCCGTGCCACAGTAGGCCATGCCGAGCCTAGCGCGGCCTTGCGCTGTAATGTAAACAAAGCGCCACCGGATCAATGCCGAAGCTCGCCCAAAATTCGGATTCTGACATTTGATGTTGCATGTCGTGATGGCGCTTGCACAAAGGCAGAACCCATTTACTGTCGGACGATTTTTCGCCCATACCCGTCGGCAGCTTATCGTCGTTTATTGATCCGACGCGCAAATGAGCGGCTTCAACCGAAACATTATCGCCACACAGGCAGCACGGTTGGCTGCGGATAAATTGCAAATGACGCTCGTTGTATTCGCGCGGTTTACGCTGTCGCAACATCTGCCTTTCTCCCATTTTCAAGCATGGCGCAGTACGATGGATCAGTGACATGCTTCCAGATCAGACCACGTTTGATCCGATAAATCAGGGCAGCATCCACTTTGTAGGAACTGGCAATTTCGCTATCAGATCGATTATCTGCCAAAATGCGGCGAACTTTCATTTCATCTAATTTTGCGCTGGAATGGGCCGAGCCGCGCGGACGATACCAAGGCTTTCTTGCGCTACTATGAGCGGCCCCGGTCTGAATGCGACCATTGCGCCGAGCGTCAGTCGTATTCGCCCGAGAATTTCCCCATTTCAAATTTGTATGGGTGCAGTTAAGACGATTGTCGTCATTGTGCAGAACGAAAGCGTTAGGACTTGGTTTTGATTCAAGGAATTCCGCCGCGACAAGTTGGTGCGCGCTGCGATCAACCCTGACGCCGTTTGGGAGGCTCAGGTTATAATGAGGATAACTGCCAGCATAGACACGGATATGCGCTCCCGCTTTGGTGTTACTTCCGGGCGTTCTGCGGCGCAACCTCCCGTCATTGCTAATTTCATAATCTGGAAATTCGCGTAGCGTGCGCCATTCGCGTTGATCGCTTTCAGTTAATGCGGGTTCTGGATTGATCTTTTTAGGGCCAACCCATTTCGTTCTAGCCATTCTCTTTCGTCCTCCACGCTTGGAACGCATAATCCAGCTTGTGCCAGCGCTCGCGCGCATCGTGGAAACCGGGTTTGGAGAAATCGCTGCGGCTTTCGACTTGGCAATGCTCGCGCACGCAACTTGCGGCCATGTCTGCGTCGTTGATCGGCGGAAAATGTAATTCTTCGGTCAGGTACGCCCAAAAGATCGGATCGTTGCAGCGGATGCCGGCTTGTTTGGTCGCACCTAGTTCGCGCCACTTATCACGATCTTCGGCCTTATAGTCTTTCGGCGTTTCGTCCTCGTTAAGCTCGACGAGCACAGCTTGGAATCGTGCGCCCATCGGCGCGGTGGTTATTCGAGCGTCCATGTCGATGGCGGCGACTATGACACGCAAAATCCAATCGCCGTTTTGTTTCTGCGAAAGGCCGTCTTTCTTCACTTCCAACGGAATCGCGTTAGCCCGCGCCGTCTCCGCTTCCGTCATCGAACATATCCGTCTGCTGTTCTACAATGATCTTGCGTCCTTCAATATCGGTGCGAATATTGGAACGCTTGACGCCAACCAGTTCGTATCGGTCACCGCCGATGACAAGAAAGCCAAATACTTCCGGCTCTTTATCAAAGCAAAATAGCGAGCCGCTTGCGGTCTGTTTATCATTCACGATTATTGTTCCTTGCGTTGCCTTCCGTTGCCTTGCATAGCCAAGCCGAGCCGAGCGCCGCACAGCCGTACCACTCCGGGCATAGCCCTGCTTTTTCATGCGACTTGTGGTCCCCTCAATCGTTTGGCTTCGCGGTCATGCAGTGCGGCGAGTTTTGGAAATACGTCGTCTGGGATGTAGGTAAATTTGCCGCGCTGTGCCAGCACGATCCACGGAGCATGAAGTTCGTAAAGATATCGCCCGATCCCAAAGCGTACAGCAGCACGCTTGAAAGCATCAGACAGCATGCCTTTTTCTGGTTCCGTATCGGAAGCGCCCGCGCCATCGCTTTTCCAAATCCAATCGTTGGCAATTCGGACACCAATATTACAGACAATCGAGCTACCCACTCCCGCCGAATAGCTGTTCTGCCAACAATCCCAGCCAACAACAGAATCAAGCCGGTCCATCACCGTTCTGGCATCGATGTAAGCTAATGGTTGTCCACGCACCGGATCATCCGGCTTGCGAGATTTGTCGTTGGTTGGACCTACGCGCCATGCCACGCATTCAGAGGGGAATGGTGCGGCCAGTTGATCGAAAATTTTCTGAGTTTCGTCTGACATTTTAAAATTCCATTGCCTTGCCCAGCACTGCCTAACCAAGTCCCGCCACGCCAGGCCTAACCCTGCCTAGCCGAGCAATGCCAAGCCGCGCGCCGCACCGCCACGCACTGCTTTAAGCATTCATTTCACCCTGATCGTTAAACTTGGCGGCGAATTCGATAACACACAGCCTTCTACCGCCTGCCCCTGCCCCAGTGCTTCCTTGATTTTCTTGCGGTCGGCAATGCGAACGATCTTCACCAGTTCGTCGGGCAGCGTCACCGGATCAGGTTCGCCGATCAATTGCGGGTTGCTTTTGCGCAGGCTAAACGTCGCTTCCGGCAATTCGAGCCTGGTCAGATCGGCAGCCTGCAAAATCTTCGAAATCAAATCGCGGCCAAAGTCGATCCGCTTCTGAAACCGCTGCGCTCTG